CAGTTGTCTAACCTTCTTCTCTGGGAGCTTTCGCTTGCGATTGGCGTTTCTTTCCACCGCAATTTCTTCACTGGTATCAACGAAGAGAAGCATGGTATCGTACCCCAAAGCTTCGGCAGCCTCCTTTTGACGAACCATTTTGTCGTACTTACCACCAGTTCCGTCAACCAACATCCCAATGCGCCCGCTCTCAAAGAAGCCTTTAAGCATCTCAAGCTTACCCTTTGCAATGTTGCGAAGAGAGTTAGGGCTCGCCCCTTGAATCTTGTTCCAAAGCTTTGGGTCTTCCTTTTCGATCCGCTGGAGGTCGCCTGCGTCAATGTTATTATCTTTGAGTTGTTTTTCAAAGAACTTATCAGAGTTCACATACTTAAGACCAGTCTTACCCAAAAAGGATGCGTTCTCGAAATATGGCTTACCCGATGCGTCCCTAACTCCAAAGATCAAATCAGCTAGGAAAGATTTCCCGCTGCCTGGTCCGCCAGCGGTGAAGACTACTTTGAGGATACCATCGTCAAACACACCCTCGTTAATTAAATTGGAGCGCCCTGGGCGCTCCAATAGGATGTTATATTTTTCCTCAATAGCCTCTTTGATAAGTTCCTTGATTAAACGAATTTGACCACTGTTCTTATTTGAAGCCACTTGTCTACCTTCCTAGAGGACTACTTGCGCTTTAGAAGTCTTTCTACAACTCGCTGAAGTACAGCCTCGGTAAGCTGCTCGTCGTCCACCACTTCGATGTCTAGACCTTCTTCACGCATCATTGGATCACGATCACGAGCCATTGGATCACGACCCATTGGTTCCTTATCACGCATCATAGCGTCCTTGTCACGCATCATAGCTTCTGCGTCGTCTTCTTCGCCAGCTTCTTCTTCGCCGCCTTCGTCATCGCCACCGGCATCCATCTCAATGTCTACACCGGTTTCTTGTGCGAGAGCGTCAACAACTGCGCTAACGATATCTTCAACTTGGGCTTCCATTTCTGGGCTTGCCTCTGCGTCAGCACCAGCGTCCATTTCGTCGCCAGCTTCTTCAGCCTCAGCGCCCATGTCTTCAGCGCCTTCTTCGTCTTCTTGTTCAGTGACGAAATCTTCTTCCTCTAAAAAGTTTTCCGTGAGAGGTGCAATGTTTGCTAGCTTGCCCCATCTCCGAATCGTTTGCTCATTCAAGAGTTTTTTCTTAGTCATCCTCATATCTCCTTGCAAGTGATAATATAAAACCATTTGGTTTCTCAGTAAGTAGTTTCGTAAATAGCAAAACACTACTCAAAATCAAAAAGGTTTCTCTTCTTTGCTTTGTTCATTGCTGCGCCCTCAATCTGGTGGACCCGAACATAAGTGACACCCATACGATCTGCGACGTCTCTTAGCGGTAATCCGTTTTCATTCTTACGGGCACAAATGACAGCGCAATTTAAATCTTCCTCGAAGTCAATCCAGTTCCTGCAAGACGTCTCGTCACAACTAACGCACAATCTTTCATGAACCCCAAAGCAAGTTGGATTTGCACCGTAGCGAATCTCTTCCTCTGTTGGCTTTCTGTCAATTTCTTTTTGTTGTTCTTTTGGATCTTTACGATAAAACATTATTTTCTTTTCCCGTCCTGAGTAAAAATGTGTGTGCCGCTTTCAGTCGTGCCAGCAGAAGTCTGAAGTGCCCACTCGGCTTTGTTGCGAAGTTCATCTAAGTTACGGGCACCAGAGTAAGACAGTCCACTCTTAATGCCGCCCTTAAGATCCTCTAAGATAAGACGAACACTTCCCTTGTAAGGGATATACGAGGCGACGCCCTCTGGAGTAGAGGTTTTGTTGCGCCAGTTCATTTGTGCATCTCTTGATGCCATACCTCTGTATTCTTTTACACGAGTATTATCTGGTAGGTTTAGGACTCTGCCTGGGCTCTCAGTGGTGCCCGCCAGGAGCGAGCCGCACATCACAAAGTCTGCCCCCGCTGCCAACGCCTTAACAATATCTCCCGAAGATTTGATTCCTCCGTCTGCGATGATGGCAACGTCTCGGTCTGTTCTGGCACAGTCGAAGATTGTTTGTAAGCCTGGTAAACCGTGTCCCGTAACCAAGCGAGTGCTACAAATGGAGCCGCCACCAATATTGCAGCGTACAGCATTAGCTCCCCAATCAGCCAGATCATTAATCCCTTCCAACGTGCAGACGTTACCCGCCATGATATAGATATGATTTCCATATTCTTGCCGCAAAGTTGTCAGGGCTTTTTTCATTAAAGTATGATGACCGTGAGCGACGTCCACACATAATACGTCAACGCCTGTAGCGATGAGAGCTTCGGCACGCTCTAGATAATCTCCTGTCACACCGATGGCAGCAGCGACTTGTCCAGCCCAGTCGGTTTGGTTAACGACTTTGTGTGCCATCTTTTGTTGTTCGGAGATCGTGTTGTATCTGTGTAGCACAGCAATACCACCAACACTGTTCATAGTGATCGCCATTTGCTCCTCTGATACGGTGTCCATCGGTGAGGCGATCACAGGCAGAGTAAATTCTCTATGCCCCATATAGCTGCTGATGTCCACTTGACTCCTGCTTGTAATGTCACTGTACTGTGGCACAAGCAACATATCATCATAAGTAACCGCCTGCTTAAACTTCATTGCTGCTCTCCACAACTCTTTTAGCTTTCTCTTGACAGTCTGGGCAGAACAACCTAACTGTCTCCTCCTCATTACGAACTACGACTTGCCAAGTCATGTGAGCCTCCTTGTCTTTTTCTGGGAATTCTTTGTTACAAGCAGAGCATTCATCTGGTCTCCTTTGAAATAATGCTATCTTATTATTGACGTCTTGAAGATCTTTGTCAAGTCTTTTTTTGTCTTTTTGTTTTTTTCTTTTCAGGCGACGCTTTAGCTTCTGTTGTCTTTTCTTGTTATTCATTAGAACCAATTATTATAAACGTATGTTGCTGCGAACTCGACAGTGAACTCGATCACCAGCAAAAATCCAATTGGAATAAGGTATTCCCACCAGTCAACTTCCTTGTTGCCATTAGCATCAAAATACTTTAGGAAAAACTTCTTCCAGTCTGCCATATTTTATTCCTCCCCTGTGCTACCGAGGGCTCCGTCGCCCCGGCTTGTCTCCTTATCATAAATATTTTCACTCTCAACAATTTCGATATCTTCTCTGATCTTTACAAAAACTGCTTGAGCTATCTTTTGTCCGGCATGAATCGTCTGTGTCCTATCGCTTGGGTTGTGAAGATTCACAAAGATCTCCCCCGTGTACCCTCGGTCAACCACACAGGCACCAACGAGTAGCCCACGCCTGGAAGAGATACCAGACTTGTTCTTGATTTCCAGCATATATCCTTCGGGCACTTCAATCTTCAAACCAGTTGGGAAGAGCGAAGAGCCGTGGGGCAGGACGCTCTCAATCTGCTTTGGGATGTCGTCCCGTGGTGCTGGGCAAAAAAACAAATCCATCCCTGCATCAGTTGGGTGTGCTCGCACAGGAAGCTTGGCGTTCTCATGTAACTTTTGTGCTCTGATCTTCATCTTAGGCTTTTCATAGCCCGGACAAACTGGCTTCAAGTTGCAACCACAGTTATAACAATTCTGTTCGCCTTTTACTAAATCCTTGCCATCAATCATCTAGAGCCCCTCTTGAGTTGAAGATCTCTTTTTCTACCCGATTGAAGTTATCTCGCTGCCAATCGTCAACGGATTCCCAAATGGCGTCGTGGTATTCATCTTCATCATCAAGGTTGGTGTCGGGGGAATACTTACCAACAATGCCTTTAAGTGCGTCCGCATCCTCATTACCCTCGTCCCACAAGTCCACTCCACCAAAGACCATCCAGCCGACAAAGTTTGGACCTTCGTCTTCATACGAAACATTCATTAGAAGCTCCGGGTCTAGCTCCCCTAACTGGTCAGCTAGCCAGTGAAGACCTTCCCAGGGGGCAGCCCAAGCACTTCTGCCAAAAATACCCTCCTCGTCGTACTCCTCAAGGTAACACCACTTTGAGCCAATATTGTCTGTGTACCAACTGCGACTATCTGTCTCCTCATAAGTGGGAGAGCCCTCCTTACCATCAACGAACATATCTCCAAAATTGCAGTCGCTATCTTGGAAACGGCTGAACATTTCTTTGAGCCTTTCCGTTGCTGGTTTATTAATTTGTTCAAAAGAAACTCTAAACGTAACACTATTAGCCATTGTTGTTCTCCTATTCTAGCTAACTTGTTCTAGGGTAATACCTGATTCAACTTCATTGCCATGAACGTCCCAGCCTTCAGGGGCTTCTCTGGCAAACAACTCGATCTTGTTTTGTTCTGGGAACATCTCTTCAATCCTCTTTCTTACTTCCGCCGGCTTGGCGCTGTGCTTCCCTCGCATCTCTGAAACCAATTGGCGGATGTTGCGGGCTCCTCTTGGTTTAGGGATCTTTCCACGCTTGCCAATCAGACAGAGTTCCACTTGGCTCATCGTATAGAAGCCAGGGTTTACTTTTTGTTTGTCCCACACAAACCCTACGGTTGCCCAGGAAAATCCCCAAGCCTTGAGTAGCTCGATGGCTTGGTCAAGATGCGGGCTCGTTGCCCACATAAAAAGCAGACAGTCCTCATCGCATAGACTTGGCACGTCCAACTTCTTGAGTTCTGGAAGCTTCATACAGCCATAGTGTCGGACAGCGCCACCGCTATCAGGTCCGCCCTTTCCTGTGTGCTGAAGTTGTCCTTTGTAATCCCAAGGTGGATCGGCATATATGATCTGATACTTTGTCAACTCAATCTCCTAAAGTGTCGTCCAATGCTTCTGGTGCTAAAGCCCCACTTCTCATCATATTCTAGTTTAGCAACATACACTTTGTTAAGAGAAATCCTATCCGTTTCTTTTACACCCCAACATCTAATCTGGGCATTAAATGCGTTGCTGTCCGTCGTGTTTATAATCCAGTAATCTTTGCCATTCTTTGTCTTGCGCCGAATAACCTCACGAGGGATGAACCAGACTAATTCAAGATCAGGGTCATACTCACTAACCGGTGGACACCCTCGTTCCATCAAGTTGTTTTGTATGTGCTGGGGCATGATCTCGTGGAGTGGAAAGATGCCAGTAAGAGACGCAAAGTGCTCCAGCTTTTCTTCGTCAGTAAAGTCACCCTCTGGTGCATACATCTCAATGTTTTCAATTAGGTTCTTTTCTTTTCTCGGGCGCATCAATGCTACAGCAGACCAGAAGTGTTTCATTCCAGTAAATCTATCGTCCATCAACTCGTCAAGTGCTTTGCTCCTGACCAGAACATCTAATGCCTTCTTGTTAAGCTTAGAGTATGTAATGTTATCGTTAAAGATAAACTCCTCAATACTGTTGAAGGGTCGGTTAGCTACGATCTGATCAATGGCGCTGTCGCCTAGACCTTTGATGCCTGCGAGCGGCTGAATCAAAGTCTTGCCGTCGTCGCCAATCTCCCAGACTCGTCCTGACTTGTTGACGCTTGGCGGGACAATCTCAAACCCAAAGGACTTGGCTGTGTTGATTGCTCCTGCCTTTTTGTCTTCGGGCTCCTTGTCTAAGAATGCAGCCATCCACTCAACCGGATAATAATAACTTAGCCACGCACACTGGAAAGACACAGCGCCGTAGGATACGGCGTGCGATAAGTTGAAGCCGTAACCTGAGAAGAACTCCATCTTGGACCAGAGGTTCTTAGCTACATCTTCAGACAAGCCATGTTTGCCGCAGCCCTTCACAAACTTATTATAAAGCTTGGTCTTGATATTATCTTTTCCTGTTCCCTTTTTCGTTAGGACTTTGCGGAGCAGGTTGCCCTCGTCTAGCGATAGGTCATCGCCCAACTTGTGAGCGAGCATAGCCAACTGCTCTTGGAAGACCAGCAGCCCGTATGTATCTCCGAGCACTTCTTTGATGATTGGGTGCTCGTAGTGTACTTGGCTAGGGTTGGACTTGTTCGCAACATACAGACTGTGAGCCTTGGCGCTAAGTGGTCCGGGGCGGAAGATAGCCGTGACCGCAGCAAAGTCTAGCAGGGATGTTGGTTGAGCCTGTTGGCAAAACTTTTGGGCTCCGCCGTTGGTCATCTGAAAGATACCAGCCCACTTGCCCTTGTGGAATACCTCACGCCAGACTTCTTGATTATCAAAGTCGATCACATCTGGGTGGAGGTGTGTATTATAATAATCTCTGACTTGCTCGAAGGTTGGCTCTTCAATTCCGTGGTGGCGTTTGAGGATGTGGCGGACTGCTCCCGAAATCATACGGAGAGTCGATAAGCCGAGCAAGTCAAACTTAATAAAGCCGAGCGGCTCCAAGTGCCTGACGTTCTGTCCCTCACTCCACGGAGTCTGGATGACACCGCCAGAGTTGATTAGGGGCATATGGCGGTCAAGGTTCTCTGCCACCACAACCCCACCAGCGTGCCGAGAAATACTCCGCATATTGCCGAAGAGGTTATCAACGTGAGTAGCAACCTCTGGGTACTTGTCAAAGAAGGCTTGGAGTGTTTCACTGTATTCTTTTACCTCGTCAAATGTGGGAGTGTAGACGCCAGCGGTCTGACCCTTGGCAGCCTTGGCTTTTGGTGTAGCCTCTTTCATCATGACGCCAGTCACCTTGTTGACTTCGGCGAACGGGATATTATAAAACTTGCCGATGTCTTTGATGAGTGAGCGGAGTTGAAGCGTGTTGAAGTTGCTGATGGGCACAACCGTGGTTGGTCCCCACTCATCAGCTAGTTGCTTCTTCAACTCCATTGGCTCCTCAACATCAAAGTCAATGTCGGGATATCCGCTACCGCCCTTGGTCAAGAACCGCTCAAACTGGAGTCCATATTTAATTGGGTCCACCTGGGTGATGTCCAAGACATATGATAATAGTGACCCGGCTGCTGAACCTCGACCAAGCCCAACTAACATGTCCTCTTGGGCTTTGTCCGAGATGGCTTTCATCGTCAGAAAGTATTGAGCGAACCCACGCTCCTTGATAATGTTAAGCTCATACTTCAGACGGTCCACATATTCTGGGTCTGACAGATTCTTTTTCTTCATACCCGCAAGAGCGTCCGAGGTCAAAGCCTGGATGGCTGTCTTACCTTCGGGCACCACAAACTCTGGGAGGCGGACCTCGCTGTTGGGAACGAAATCCTCGCAGCGGTCAAAGGCGATGTGATGTGTGCGCTCAATACTATCACGGATGAATGTGTCGTCGTACTCAATATTATATTTGGACGAGTAGTTCTTGTACGACTCCATCATCTGGTCGCCGTTCTTTGGGTACAACTCGTAGCCGACCTCTTCCACGGATGCAGGCAGCAGACTATCGGGGTCAGCCCATTCTGGGACCTTGCCGCCCCAGCCGATACGCTTGTACATCTCCCGGTCTTTCCAGAGTTCCGGGCGGGGGTAGTGGCTGTCGGCGGTGCTGATGACCTCTACGCCCATTTCAATACAGGCTTGAATAATAAGAGCGTTGCCCTCGTGCTGTTCTTTGATGTCATTCCACTGGACTTCGCCGTAGAACCTGTCACCAAAGATTTCTTTGAACTGGGCAATTGTATCCCGCATGGCTGCGAGAACGTGGTCGGCGCTCTTGTCTCGGTTCTTCCAATAGTCCCCGAACAGAGGACCAGACATACAGGCGGTGCTGATAATCAGTCCCTCATTATACTTGTCCAGCATCTCAAAGTCCATACGGGGATACCGATAGAAGTTTTCAGGCTGGTAACTATCCGACACCAGTTTAAATAAGTTGTTCAGACCTATCTGGTTCTGAGCAATCATCACAAGGTGACGGCGATCGTTGAGCGGATTGCGCTTGAGTTTACGGTCTTCGGTCTCAATGACCATACCGAACTCTTCTTTCTTTTGCCGCTTTTGATTAGCCTTGTGCTCCTCGTACATCTGCCGCCACTTCTTGTGTGAGCGGATGAAGTAGGACTCGCAGCCATATAGGGCTCGGAACTCTTTGCCGTCGGCTCGCATCTTTTTGAGATGCTCTACCTGAAACGACAGACCGTTCATATGCCCGTGGTCCGTCAAGGCGTGGGCATTCATTCCGTTCTCGTATGCGAAATCCATATGCTCACCAGGCATACCCAGACCGTCGAACGGCGAGAGACCGGAGTGAGCATGAAGTCCAACAAAGGGAATCTTCGACTCTATTCTATTTGTCATTCTAAACCTTTACTAGAAAATCAGCGAATGGTTTTGCTTGTTCATCAAGCGAATCAAAATCATCTTGGCGCATTTTAAAGTTTGGACGCTGCCAGTTCTCCGGGTGGATAACCACATCAACAGTGTACATGTTTCTCTCTTTCTCCACTGTCTTTGTCCCCTTGTGAATGCCCCTTGTGTTAGCCACAATAACATCACCCAGGTTTGCAGTCAAGTGTTTAATTCTATCTTTTCCATAAACTCTTTCAATATGCTCATCAGAGAATCTCTTGCTCAACTTCCAGCCCTTAAACTTTTCTTTGTGACTGCCGATCACATATGTGAACGGTCCCCCTTTTAAGTCAACATCATTTAGGTAGAAAAAGAACTTTAAGAAGTGCGGACTGTTGTTGTCATAGTGATAAAACAGATTACCATGATTATTAAAACCGTGGGCATCCGAGTCATTCAACCTGCTCTTTCTTAAGTTGAAGGTTCCGATGGCTGGTTGCACCTCAAAGTACTCAGTGGAAAAGTCCCTTACCAAATCAGAGAAGGCGACTTGTACTGCTGAGGGGCAACGCATCATTGGCTGCTCAACGGTGGCATAGTAATCGTCATTAACATTTAGATTATCACCGCCCTGTTCGATGCAGCCCTCCATCTCTTCCTTTAGTTTTAATAAAAGGTCTTTGTCAAATACATTCTTTAGAATCGTATATCCAGTTTGCCGGACTTGGTTAACTCCTTGTGTATAGTTTTGTGGGATGGGAATATCGTATCCAACTTTCCTGATGGCGAATGCACGATAAAAAGCCTCAACTTCTTGTACCCCACCTTTGTTGCATTCCTCCGGGTCTAATACTAGATGCCCTGGTATTGTTACACTTTGCTGACTCATGTTTTTCCTTTACTCGCACAATGGTAATAATTGTAAATCGTAGTTATATTTTCTAGGTGGCTCATCCAAACGATCTGGGAGCACTACCTCTGGCAATCCATAGCCGGGTATGTCCCATATCTCTTTTACTCCGGGTGGAAGTCTGTGTTCTATCGGAGTCCAAAATTTAATGTGATTGTATATCTTTTTATTTTCTGCCTTCAATTGCTGAATCTCTATATTCTGTTGTTTGATGACGCTTTCCAAATTGTAAAGAGCGTGGCTCGCAGCCTGTTCAAGTCGCTCCTCAATCCGGCTCTCATTCACAACATATAAAAGGAGACCCATAAAAATCGTACAGACCACAGTTGCGACAACCGATGTCCAAACGACAGCAGAAAGATAGTTTGGTTTAACAGGCTTAGGCTTGAATGCTGGTTGACTATTAATCGATTCCTGTGCATCTTGTCGCATCTTCCTGTAAATATCTCTTTCTCTACTCATTTAGTCGTCTTCTTTCTTGTCCCCAAACACATCCTTGGTGCCGTCTTGATAAGTAATAATAGTCTGGTTTGCTGGGTGGGGTTCAATATGAACCTTCACAAAGTCGCTCATACTATCAAAGATGGCAATACCTCCACGGGGTGGTGGATAGAGCCAGTGAACAACGCATTGACCTGTCGCCATAACGACGCCTTCGATAACCACGCCGTCGCCCGAAACCCCTGTCTCATCGTGTTGGCGGTAGACTGTGAAACTGGTAATCCCTCTTGGTGCCAACTTAGGCGGTGGCTTTGGGATTAGATCATCAGCAACCTCTTCAGTAATCTTCTGGTCTTCGCTCATCTTGATATTCTCCATGGGCTAGCAAAACATTTCGCAACCACTTGGTGCTAACCGGTTTGAGCCAGTCTGCTCGGATCGTATTGGTGTGTACCTTTCCAGAGTTCATTTTTTTGTCCCACGCAACTTTGTTTTTGTGGATCTCATCCTCAAAGAAATGGACATCAAAGTAAGCCCAGCCGTGATCGCCGATGGTCTTACCCTCGACAATGCCAAGCCGCATTAGTCCGTGGTGATAGTTCATCACAAATGTACCTACGTCGATGTCGTAGGGTTCGCCTTTAAGTCTCATTATTCTACCTTTCTTCTTCAGATTGTCGAACTTCGATAGGCTTAAACCACACTACGATATGGAGACGACCAGTATCGTAATAAGCCCCGTCATACTTTTCTCTAATGGTTTCTAACAAAGTGTTCCATTCTTCACCATCACGCAGACCATAGGTTGGGTGTCTCACCTGTCCTACAAAGTCTTCCGGGTCCGCACTAAGATCATACACCTTATCTGTCGGGACGTTAACCTCATATAATTTTCTATTAACAAAAAAACTTTCTCGGTGATCAGGGTCCACATAAAAGAATACTCGTGGGGTCGTTGCCCTTTGGTATTCTCTCGTTGAGTATGAGCCTCTTTTATAGTTTGGATCTAGAACCAGGGTTTCGTCTGTGGACCGAGCATAGTGATAGAGGGTCATGGTGCCACCCTGATCATATCGCTCCTTCTTTACTTTTTCTTCAGCAAGAAACCCTCTGAAGCCTTCCATTAGTTTCTTCATAATTTCTTCTTCAGTTCCCGAAGACGGACCTTAAGCACTTGCCTGTGGTGCCATCTGTGTTTTGGTGTGGTCCCCTGATCAAGCGAGTATACAATTCTCTCGTTAATCTCGCTAATCAAATCTTGGTTTTCCACCATTTGTTGTTCAGTCAATTGTGGCAAGTCATACTCATACTGATATGACTCGTCCATATCATATTGGTCATCAAAGAATGGGATATAAAACTTTCGACCCGCCGACTGTCTCTCTTGCGAAAAAAAGTCTTCACGAGCCTGCACTTCATCATCAAACAAAGCAACGTCTCTACGCTGGATTGTCTTGTCCCCTTCGATATATTGGAAAACAAATTCGTTGTCACCAGTCTTTTCGCCAAAGATAACTGATTCTTGTGAGAACTTTTTACCAGCTTCCACAATATCATCACGAGTTATGTTTGGAATCATAAAGGATCTCTCCTTGTTACCGAACCTGCCACGAATACGGATTGGTCCATAACCACGCTCACGCATAAATGCCATCAACTCTTTGTTGAGGGCTTTGTTTTCTTTACGACTAAGCTGTTGAGCCATCGGGTTCTCTGCTGTCATGAAACCAACAGTACTAACAGACGCTACCTTGCCCTGAAGAATGTTTTTGATCCGGTTGAAGCCAGATTCATTAATAAACTTTCTCCACTCATTCAATAGCTTTTTCATATGCTAATCTCCTGTTTTGTTATAGTAAGTATCAAACAGTTAGCACAACAGCATTTTCGCTGACCAATTGATATTCATCGCCGTTCACCTTGACGTCCTCTACAAGATGGGACAGGATGATAACTTTGTCCCCTTTCTTAAATTTAGAGGAGCAGTCTGCTGCGCTGCTAACCACCTCAACCAGACGATAAGGCTCTGGCTTCTTTAGTTCGTCAGGTAGCAAAAACTTACCCTTCTGTGGCTCCTCTTTTTCAATGTCCTTAAAAAGTATTCTTTTGTTAAACGGCTTCATCGTAACTCCTTCCAATAGTCTTGTAACAATGTAAACTCAAGCCTTGAGGTCTGGGTCCACTCTCTTTTATTGCAGTGCTTGCAATAACATTCAATAGCAACCTGATCGCCAAACATGGCTTTAGTCTGCCCCGTAGGAACCCAGCTATGCTTTACTTTGTTCTGTTTTTCTCTTCTCTCGCAGAAGCCCTCTTTCAAATTGTCGGGCATAATAAAGTTTAAAGTAGCCATAACGACAACATCCTTTCATATTTATAAGTCTACAATACTTTTAATATAATGTCAAGATATTTCGCAGGCACCGCCGGCACAAGCAGCCTCACCTTTGAGGTCGGTATTATCCTCTTCTTCAATGATCTTAGACATGTCAACACCCACAAGATTACCCATCATTGCCTCATAAGTTTCCTTTGAACAATCCTCGAAAGGTGCTTGTTGATATGTCCCGCCATCATAGGGAAGCACGGACAATCCGTTATAGTGCTCTCGGTTATCCCACATCCACTCGCCAGCATCGGTCCACTCATTTTGTCTAAGAGAAATAGTAGCTGAAACATTGTGGGCGTTTTGTCCACTGCGGTGCCCAGTCTTAACCCACTCCCTTGTAATTTTCTTTACCCGCCGCAATAGCTGGAAGGCAGACTCAGTTCGTAAGATGGCACCCTCTGGTGACTTTTGTGGCACCGAAATAACTGCGGTGTCGTGAGGTCTAAAATATTCATCCTCAACCAGTTCTGGGTGGTGAATCGATAGATGCCAGTAGATTGGTTCATTCTTTCCGACCCTGATTCGGCGAATATAATAATCGTTGTGCCAAGCATGAATACCACTCGAAGTACCTAGTGCGAGGCTCGTTGTGCCAGCAGGCTTTACACAGGTCGTGCGAGCAGCTTTGTTGATGCCAATCAACTCTGCAACACGAGCGTTTTCTTCCTTCACAACTTGAGCCGCAGCCCGGAGATCAATGTCATCTTCGAGCACACGACCCGAAGCAATCCCCGTCATAGACACGCCGATGAGAGCATCTCTCTCTGTGGTTCGCTGCCAGACTGGGCGAAGGTAATGGAAGTCTGTGTAGCCCGCCTGAAGGGTGCCAATAAACGAAGCGGCACGGACTCGTTGCTCAAGATCATTCTGCCCCTCGATATTGCTAACATTTACTTCAGTCAGATTACAGAACTGGAATGGTCGCAAAGCAATTTCACAACACGGGTTGGTTCCCCAGTCCTTGTCATTGGACAGATAGATGCCGGGCTCACCAGCGTTGGATGCTTCCACTCGCTTCCATAGGTCGAGGAAGAATTGTTTTGTTACTTTATGCCGCAAAAGCACAGCGGAGTTGTTGGCTCGCCCACGCTGTGGATCTGTCTCCCACCACTTGCCCGCCTTGCAAGAAATCATTTCTTTATCGTCTGCGGAGAACAAAGAGATAAGAGCAGCCCGACGGATGCCACCAGCTAAAACAGCGTCAGCGACATGACATACCATATCGTGAACCTCCAAAGCACTCAATCGATCGCCGTCTTGCTTCTCAGATAGAATACCCTCAAGCTTAACCAAACACTCTTTTAGTGGCTGGGGTCCTGGGGCTTTACCACCAGAGGTTACAAGCCGAGCGCCTTTGGCTCGAATGTCGCTGTAGTCAAAACGCAACTTAGATCCGCCAAAGAAATAACTGCGAATAAGATATTTAACAGCATCTGCCCAACCTTCAATACTATCACTTATTAAATATCTTCTTGTCCTGTTTGGATTGGGCTTTCGGATCTCAGGCAACTGATCAACGTGATGCTGCTGCACAGAGTAGCCAACGCCTGTGCCGCCGAGCAACAAAAACATAATCTCACCGAACACACGCCAGTCATCTACTGGTGCGTAAGCACAGTTGAAGATGCGGTTGGGAGAGATTTCGATAGGCTTGCCCGCAAACTGCATAGAGCGCATTGAAGGTAAAACTCTCTTACCCCGAACAAAATCATAATTGCTTTTGATCTCATCCTTAAGCTCTGGGTATTTGCGTAAGTGCATTTCCATATTGCGAGATACTAATTCATCCCAGGTCTCCCGACGTTTCTTCTCGGGGAGATAACGGGCGTATTTCATATACACCGTGATATCCGATAGGATTTCTGTTGATAGATCAGTTTCGCTCATGGTGCTTCTTTCTCCTTGTCTAGCTTTTCTTTCAATTCACGTAACTCGTTCTTCATATTTTCTTTGAACTCTCTCTGTTCCTGGCTGCGAGCATTACCGCCATTACCAGAAAACTTCTTATACTTACTGGTCAACCACTTCTGTTGTTCTTCTTTTGTTTTAGCAACCACTGAATCTATAGTCCCACCCTCTTCAACAGGCAACACCTCTAGGTAGACCTTGCTGGTGTCCATATTCATAGGATAGACCATACCATCTGGTCCGTTACGATTCTTGGCAACGAACAATCTGCCAGTGTTTTCAGTCTTGTCTTGGGCTGTTCTGGAGATCGTGCAGATAAAGTCGGCAACAAAACATTTGTTGAAGGCTTCACTGATTGACTCCATAGTAATAACCTCCGCATTTAATCCACCTCTGTTGGTTTGCGATGCGGTCCAAACAGGGATGTCATACTTTTGTGCGATACCCCGTAGCTCCTCGTAGATGTCTCCGAGCGAGTGACGAAGTTCTTGTTTGTAACTAGTTCTTGCAGGACGAAGAAGGTCAGCATAATCGACAATAATCATGTCTGGTTCGACACCTTTTTGTCGCAGGCGATCGAGATGGTTCTCCAAAGTCTTTGTAGTCGCAGACTTTGTTGGATATTCCTTGACGATCAAGCCTCCTTCAATATTTGTAATTTTTTCTTTGATTTGATCTTTGTATTCAAAAGTCATGCTCAGCGGCACCCCAGTGATCGCAGAATCATATCGTAAGCCGATAGTGGTTTCAGCCAACTCCAAAGTATAATGAACAACTGTCTTACCCATCAAGACAGCCCTGGACCCAAGGTGGACCAAAGCCATCGACTTGCCGGCTCCGGTCGGTGCCACCACGACACCAAGCTCTCTCTTCCCAAGACCCCCACGAGTGATGCTATCAATCTCCTGCCATCCGGTCATAACTGGGCTTCGTGCTTTTGGTAAATACCTGGCCTCAAAGTCTTGGATGAAGTCGTGACCATGGTCATTGTCGGTGCCCAACTTCATCGCTTCGTTGATTACTTTTTGAATCTCTTCAAAGCTTGATTTCTGCAATAGGTCTACAGACGTGAGAATCGCAGCCTTTAGTTTTTGCTTCTTGCAGAAGTCTAATGCTTTCTCTTTTACATATTCACAGTCGTCACCACTTACATCGCCACTTTTAATGCGAGAAAGGTAATCAAACACCTGGCGCTTGACTAGCTCGGGATAGTCTTGCGACTCGTCTTTAATGACTGGTACCATAATCGCAAATGTAGGATGAGTTCCGTACTTTTCCTTATAGTCAAATACGGACTGGACAAACGCCTGTAGATATTTTTTATCGAAGTGTTTATATTCTAACACCTCATACATCTGGTTTGCAAACACACGATCGTGTAGTATGATCCGTCCCAGCTTTTCTTGGAAAGATTTTCCAAACTGGGAAAAAGTTTGTTGTTCTTTTGTCATTATTACTCCGTGCCTTGCTTAGAAAGATACATCAACATTTCATTTAGGTTAAGCCCTCCTAAGCCATCTTTCATGAGCATCGCACGAAGTTTTGTTTTATTCAGAGTGTTTCCAGTGTTTTCCATCGCCCAATGTAATTTACTAATTCCCTGGGTAGAGATACTTGGGATATACAATTGCATCAACTCATAGTTCTCAGATATAACATTTTCGTTTTCTGCAATTGAGGTGTAGGCTTTGACACTCCCTGCATTTTCTTTACAATATTTTATAACATCTGACACATCAAACGACTTCTCCTCTTTCAGGAAAGGTAGTCTCTTTGCTACTGTTGGCAACCCAACCCCAGCAACGCCAGCAATATTGTCTGATGTGTCACCAACGATAGCCCTAGCTAAACCAAAGTTGTCTGGGTGGATCTTGAAGTCATCAATGATTCTTGCTTTGTTGATGATCTCTTTTGTAACTGGGCGAACGATTATAGTATCATCGTCGCACAACTGGTAAAAGTCTTTATCGTTTGACAAAATAACTTTTTGCCAACCATCAAAGTACTTTGATCTAACAGCCCAGGCGATTAAATCATCTGCCTCCACACTGTCTATCACTAACTGAGTGATAGGTAGGAGTTCTAGATAATCTAGAAGACGAACATGTTGTTGGATTTTGTTTTCTTTTTCTTCGATTGGCGTCAGATCAAATTGCCTGTTTAATCTTGGTGCCTTTCTTCCCGCTTTATAATTCTTATTAATGCTTCGGCGCTTTTGCGAGCCGCTGGGTCCTTCCCAACATACGACGATTTTGTCTGGTCTGATCTCTCGGATGTTTTTTTGCAATATCTTTAAGAACCCGGATAGGCCACCGATGGGATTGCCATTAGCATCTAAGGTTGGATCCACAACATAAGATCTTACAAAGTTATTCATGCCGTCAATTACTAATACTCTCTTCACCTGTCTTCTCCTGTAAATTCAATTGTTCCAGTCCCATACTCAGTCGTAAACACAGCCCTCTTGAGTCCATATTTATTAATGAGACCTTGACACATCTTACAAGGACACGACATCCCTGCTTCATCATTTCTGCCTTTGCGAGCCACATAGATGGTCGCACCCTTTAGGTGGTTCTTGTTCTTTACTCTAGAAACTGCGTCCATTTCAGCATGGATAGTCCGAGTAAAAACCTCACCGTCCTCATCTACCCCAACAGCAGCGGGGTGGGTTTTATCTCGGTTTCTTCCTATTGAGAGGACACGCCCCCCTTTTACAATAACAGCAGCGTGCCGGTGCTGAATACCTTGACCGTATTCTTCTCCGTCGATGAGGCGGATAGCCAGCCTAAGAAACTTGTTACGAATCTTTTTTGTCGGGTCATATTCCATTGCTGGCTCATTTCTTACTTCTTCCCTATCCTACATTCATCCTCTAAGATGTCAAGAACTTTTTCTTTAAACTTAGGGTCCTCAAGAAGACCTAAGAAGTCTTTGCTTTGGAACTTTTTATCTTCGCCGTCAACGTTGATAGTATACCAAGCGCCGCTGCGAACACACCCAGGCGTGCCAGCGATAGCACTAAGCCAGGAACCTTCATCATCAACGCCAACACGGTCGTTAGCAAGGTCAAATAATACATCAAACTCACAACTCCTTGGTGATGGTCCGAAGCGAGACTTCATCGTCTTGGCACTGGTGTGGAAGCCGATGACCTGCTTCTTCTCGTTGAGGATCTGTCCGTTGGCTTTGCCCTTGTGCTGGGTCAGCCAGATGCGACTGGAAGCGTGGTAGGGCAGAGCCTTGCCGCCTGGCTCAACTCGGTTGTCTCCGAACATCACACCGATGTTAGTCTTCAACTGGTTAGTGAATACCATAGCGATCTGCTCTTTGCCAAGCGTCTCTGTAACTTTCCGCATACCCTTGGCTAGTGCCTTGGCTGTTAGACCAATGCGACTGTTCGGATCATAGTCACCTTCAACCTCAGCTTTGACTGGTGTGCCGGCAACACTGTCCCACACAATACAGACCAAGCGTTCAGGTGCCTTTTCACGGACAAGCTTGATCAGCCGCTCGATGCTCTCGAACACCTCTTCGATCGTCCCAGGCTGGATATACATAAAGTTGTTTTCTGTGTCCAGTCCTAGTTGTCCCATGAAGTCTGGGGATGCTGCGTTCTCGGTGTCAATGTAAATTGCCAAGCCGCCCATCTTTTGAGTATTTGCTAGGATCTGTGTCACAAGCAAACTCTTACCACTAGCTGACTCACCAGCGATTGTGGTGAGTTTACCAACAGGAATGCCACCATCTCGTCGATTAGAAATAATATAATCAAGAAGGGTTGATCCAGTAGAGATCCAAGTCTTCACATCTGTGGGGTTATCCCCGTGCAAGTCATAAGCGATAGTTTCCTTCGCTGCTTTATTCAATTCTTTACGCAGATCGTCTGCGAGAGTTTTAGTCATGATTACCTCTTGGTCCAAAATGGAGAGACACCTGTAGCCCCGTGCCTCCCTGCGGGCTGACGGGTCAACTACGCCAGAAGCTCGTCAAACGCTTGATCGATGTTGGTCACAGCGTTCGTGTCCGTAGCGGTGTTTTTGGTTTCCGTCGTTGACGAAGCATAACGAGTGCTTCCGTCGGAAGTGTCCTCAACACCTGCGTTAAGAGTCTCCTGAAGTAGTTGATGTGCTTGGTCATAGGTGGTCTCTGGGAACAACTCGCCAAAGTTTGGAACAGTTTCCAAAAGCCCATTGATAGCATCATCACTATCTGCCAAGGCAGACGTCTTACGCATTGGACGGATCTCAGTGGTTGGATACATTTGTCCAGCCTTCTTTCCGTAATCAACACGAATGTCGGTGCCAGTGTGTACATCGGTGATATCACCATATTCAGGGTCGATCACTAGGCGAAGTAGAGCTTCGTAAGTGGTCTTCGAGAAGCCCCACAGACGAACACCCTTTTCCTCTTCGCCCCTAACAACCACTGGAGCGAACACACGCATACGAGGGAAGAACTTGCGAGCCATCTCTTTTGACTCGTCAGTGCCCTCGTTCCAAAGCTGGTTACCAAACTCAGCGATGGGGTCCTTCTGACCAAACGATCGTGGACTAATGAAGGTGGTCTTACCCTCGGAGCCCAAACGATAGTGGTACATGTAGTCACGGAAGGGGTCGCCATCCTCCGGGGCTACAATGCGGATAATTTGAGTTCCCTCTTCTGGCTTCCAGAATCGGTCGTCGGTGCTTCCGCCTTTGTTGGTTAGTGCCTCGTACTTGGCACGCATTTTATTTAGATCAATACCCATTGTATTCTCCTTTGCTGGTTAGTTGACCTTAAACATACTATACATCACTTCGACATGCTGTAAAGAACTTTTTCAATCTTTTTTTGTTTCCTAAGAAAAAGGAGGGGGTTAACCCCCCTCCTTTTGGCTGTGCGAATTTTGATACCTTAGTTGATATCAATAATGACGGGCTGGACCTCAGCCTTCCGTGGGATAGTGACTGACAGTAGCCCGTTGTGAAACTCAGCAGTACTAGCCGTTAGGTCTAGGTTGCTATCATAGTTCACAAAAGTCTTTTGGAAGCTGCGGCGTGCAATACGTCTATTGCTGTCCCCGTCGCCGTTAGCCTCCGCACGCACAGTTAGACTGCTTTTTTCTGGTTGGATCTCAATACTAAGATCCTCTTTACTGAAGCCTGCTAGAGCAAACTCAAGAGTTGTGCTCCCGTCTTCATTGGAGAAGATGTCAGCCACCGGATAACCCGAGGTTGACTTTCTCGCTAGTGATTGGAAGTCTCCGAACAGTTCATCAAAGATGCTGCGTCCAAGAAGACTAGGTGTGTTGTATCGTACTAAATTGCTCATTTTGTTTCCTCCTTTAATAAGCAAGGTTGTTGTGACTCCCGAAGGCAGTCAAGAATGCAAGCACCGCACAGCCACTTGCTTTCCACAATTAAATAGTACATGATTTAAATCGTTTGTAAAGAAAAAAATTACAAGTTTTCTACTTCTAAGATCTGTTCTAATTTTGCCTGCACAACCTTTAGTGAAGCAGCCTTAGCCAATAAGATACAGTTCCTGTACTTTTCCCAGTCTAGCTGTAAGTCCCTACCAGTTCTGCCGTGCTCACTTTCGATAGCTAGATTCAATCCATTTATCGTATACAATGTATTCGTCTTCTTTTTTCTATGCAGCCTCAAAGTAAAATGACCACCAGTGACCTCTCTAATGTCTGAGTTGTGACCGTCTGCGTTGTAAGTAATAATCCTGTTTTCAGGATCTTCTTCATCGCTCATTACAAAAATATATTTATTGGTCAACAAAACATTGTTAACAACACTTTGTATTACTAGTTCTACATCTTCTTCGCTACCCCGGACAAAGGTAGCCATCAAACACCCTCTTTTGAAATTTGACACCTAACAAACATGCTCCTTCAGTATTGTATATAGTTCGACATATCTCATACTTGCTGAGTGTAGTCTGTGTAGGCACATAAAATCGTTGAGTTGTGATGTCCATCTATTTCGTGAACCTCGTAAGAACAATCAAAGCCTGTTTCTTTTTGACGGCTTAGCTGCTCTCTTATTTCCGTCATTAGCCCTGGGTTGTTTATTTCTTCCGAAGTTAACCCATAGTAATAAACCTTCTGCTTTATATCAGATAGCGGAGCTAAACATAGCTCGTCTCTGCTGTCTCCCATTTGAAAAAAGCCAAGAGTGCCAATCCTCAAGCCCTTTTTAATTTCTTTCTCAACCCTTCTGATTGGGTCAGAATGAAGAAAATAGTTGAACATCCCAAAAGTTGAAACAAGGTAGTCTGCTAGTTTGTCATCATATTCTAACAAACTTACCTCACCCATAGCTTTCTTGATCTCAACTTCCGAAACAATATATAACATCTCAAACATACCAGACCTGGCATATTCTTGCAGCACCCCTAGAGAAATTCTATTGTTCATTCTTTGCCGCTTAGTTAATAGATCGCTGTCCGGGTCAATGTACAAAATAGTTATTTTGCTATCCTTCAACATCTCAAGTATACGAAGCGAACAACCGTTGACCTCTGCCCCGCCAAAGACAACAAACAAAATCTCAGCTTCATACCTAAGCTTAAACAAGTGACTGTCAACTCTTAGCGGGGAGAAGTTAGCTTCATAGCTCTCCATGTCCCCGTGATCACCAAGGTCGTCCTCACTAAGATAAAAAATCTCGTACTGCGGGTAGATTGCAAAAGCGTTTAATATTTTCTTTACCGATCTGCCAAGACCTAAAATTTTATCCACCTTATGTAACCTCTTCCATAGAACCAAAATCTTTGCCAATGCTCTTATTGACAGGGAATTTACCAAACCTAGTCAAACTAAATATCTCTTGGACTTCATTAAATAGTTCTCTATCTGCTAAATCAAAGTCAATAACTAATGCGTCGTGAACAATGAAAGCCACGCTTGATTTCGCTCGTTTCTTTTTCAACAAAGCCCATACCTTTGTCGCTTGTTCTAGTGCAAGGTCTGCTGTCACGGATTGTATCAGATAGTTTAAGGTTTTGTGTTTGGGGGCAACCACATCTCGATTAAAGGGAGTTCTAATCGTGTGCCCGTCCCAATACTTATCCACCAAAGTCTCTTTGTCGTACTTCCTCTTTAGAAGCGATGAGTGCTCTCTGACCTCTTTAGAATTGCTACCATACAACCAAGCGAAGAACAATGTCTTTGCCTCTGCTCTGGTTATCTTGTTCTCGAACACGTTCTCTAAATTCCAGCGATGCACATCATAGTCGGGCTGGTCATATCCCAGAAGATGAAGCAACACCCTAAGCTCTGCGCCATTGTAGTCAAGCTCTATGAAGCAATCATTCTTTGGCTTGAGAACATGTCGGTAGTCTTTGTTCATCGTTAAGATTGGAAACGACTTCTTTCTGGTTGTTAGCCTCCCAGTCACAGTGCCAAACAAATTATACCTGATATGATTATCGCACTCCTTGATTCTTTTAATAAAGTTCGATACCTTAACATCAGCTACTTTTGGTAACAAAGAATCTACCTCAACGCACAATGATTGGGACTCAATGTCTCGTATCATAGCGTTCACAGCAGCAAGGTGCTTGTAATTTGATGGCTTAGGATAACTTTCAATAACATGATTTGTTATTTCGTTCTTAACCTGGCAGTAATCTCTCAAAAACTTCTGTGGCACCAGATCGAAGAAACAATTGTGCCTCATGTTAACCTTAGCAAAGCTAAACGACAAGAGAAACGCTTTAAGTTTGGAGCACACCTCTTCCCAGTCTTCTTTAAGGTACTCTGGACACATATCGTCTAGTGTTTTGCCCTGAGCGTATATCTCTGCGTAGTCTACGCCACGATAGCCAAGCAAATATGGACTGTAACGCCAGGTTCTTGTTAAATCTTGTGGAAATTCTTCAAAGTTGAAGATTAGCTTGCCGTCATAATAGATGCCAACGCACTGATCTTTGTCATCCAGTGTTTGAAATAACACTTATCCTCCGTCTAGATAATTGGTCCGATAATACGATCGATTATAAACCTAAAGGCTTCATCATAGCCTTCACCCTCTGTTTCATTCAGTGTATATACTGTACGCAAGGTTATTTTATATTCATTTGGGGATATGTTTAAATTTCTTTCGTTCGCCCTGACAAAAAGGTATGTCGATAGAGACCATCTTGTGGCAAATATACTATCTTCCCCGCCAAAAGAATCGGCTGGTGCAAGCGAGCGAGCTAACGCCACGGTCTTGGTATCGCAACCAAGTCGTGGGCTAGTTTCATATGTTGAAAGGTAAGGGTTGTCTACCAAAAATGTTTCATACATATCCTTAGTATACACCTCAAGAGCCCTCATGTCAAACAAATGAGATTTGTCGTAAGCCCGCTGAAAGAATTCAGAAGCACTGTTAAATCCTCTCTTCTCCATATATCTTTGCATAGCTGGTGATCTCAAGTTTGCTGCGATTCTGCTCGGATTGTTTTTATCTATAAGAAAACCATGTTGTTTTGCCACGTCTGCAAAGAATTCAAAATTAGGATCATTAACATATTCTTCCAGCGCCGAGGCTCGATCGCCTTTTGGAGCGACATCCAGGCTCAACACAAGACCAGTGCAAGCCACATCATAAAACCTACTTTCAACAAACCCAGTTCGTGTAATTGGCGTCCTTCTACTTTGTAGTCTGCAAAATCTAGCATAACTTCTTAGGAAGTCCTGAAAGCTTCTTATCTGCTTGCTCTCCTTGCGCTGCTCTAAGTGCTTGCTTAATAACGGGAACAAAGTATATTTCATATAAATATCATATTCAACATCCACGTTCTTAAACGACTCAAAGACTTGCGGGTTTGCATAAGGTCCGCCAGGAATAATCCTTCCTCTCTTTGCAAAATATCTCATCTTGGCTGCCAGATCAGCCCAGGCATCAGCAACAAAATTAACTGCCCACCTTGTCTGGTTTTCGTTGCTGTAACGTAGCTGCGAGAGCGCCTCTTGTTTCAATAGGATGACGTCACCATCAGTGTCAACGCTACCGTAGTATCTGTCAATTCCTGTAAAGTCAACTAAGTTAGGAACAACGTCCTCATCCACAAGAAACTCATAATCAACCTCCATGTTAAAAGCCTCTCTAGGGCGAGACTCGGGGTTGTCTACAATCATAAGCCTATCTGGAGATCTGGCGACCATTTATCCGGTTCCCTCTTGTTTTCTAATTCTGTTTGCAAGATTAAGGGAATCTATCTCGCATCGTGCTGCCACGTCTGTTGTCCAGCCGGACGGGGAGAACGTTTGATTAACAGTCGTGATGCGGTAATAGCCACCCAGCCTTAATCTTTCAGCGGCTCGTCGTCCTAGACCAAGTGTAGCATCTATAAAAATAAATGCGCCTGTGGTTAATAAATTGTTACCCTTGAGGGTCATTGTTACGTCTTGAGGCATGGCAAACGTAGAAACAAGATCAACTGCCCTATTTGTACTATTGACAATGTTGTGGTTTAATTGTTCTTTGTTTTCCATTTCGGTAAATGTAATTGTCTGTAGTGGTCCACGGTCTGCACCCACCGTAAAATGATAAATACCTCTTCTAATGTCTTGTTCGTATGAGCCCATAAGCCCCTTTACGTTTCTTGATGTCGCCGTAGTAATGAAGATTAGGTCAATACGATCGCCAGCCTCAACGTTTTGGTTGGAGCCAGTTTTAATAGACTTGCGGTCGGGAGTTAAAAGCTGGCTACGCCTGACTGGCTCGCCGGGAACAAAAATATCCTTGAACTTGGCTGTGGGAACAGAAGCAGAGTTAAACTCAAGGTCTGGGATTCTTCCGCCAAGTTGATTAAGACCCTTTAGATTGAAAGTATTTTTTGCAATAATCTTTTCAAGCATCCTAGTCATGAATAGATGGAAGGGCATTGTCCTTCTATCTGGGTCTCCAATGACATCATTGAACCAAGTCGTAAATGTGTCCAGTGCAATCGGTAGATCCCCGATGGAGATCCTGTTTTTTGGAAACCCTGGGGCTGGGATTGTGCCTAGAACCAGATTGCCATTGTCAGCAAACCCAACCTCAGCCGCTACGTCTAAGATGTCACCAAGAAACATGAAAGGTATTGAATACTTTCTAGACTCCACTGAAGTTTTTATCTTTTCAAAATCATAGGGCTTTACTGGAGTGCCTCTATCGTAAGAAAAGCCAACCTCTGCCCCAGGCACAGCAAACTCAAACAGTTTGTTTACTCGACCACCTACTCTCGTTGCCCTGCCAACTAGCTTGTCCATAAATCTTCTTCTGGTCTCCGTGATAGAGATCTCTTTCTCTAGCGTTTGCAAATCTTTAATCACAGCAACCAATCTTCTAAAGCCTGCGATTTGTTTTTCGTCTTTTGATGCGTTGGATAAAAGTTCTATTCTCTTCAGATCTCGCTCTAGTGACCCTTTGGTTACCTCAAAAAACCCCGCCTCCGACTTCTTTGCGAGATCATATTCTCTTCTAACCTCTAGCCTTTCATTTGCTGTTGCAATCCTTTGAATTTTTTGGGGAGGCAATTGATCTAGGTAAATCGATACAAAGCGAGGTTTTGTTTTTCCACCCGTGCCAAATATATCAGTATCAGGTCTTTTCAGGTCTGACTCAACAGATGCCTCAAAAGTAAAGTCTAAAGACACCTGCCCGTTCTGCTGGAAGTTTGTTTTAAACTTTTTCAAATGTAACATTAGAGTTCTTTTTGAGGTTCTTATATATTCATACAAAGCCTTATTTCTTGGCATGCTTTCGCTAGTAGTGTTTGGAACTGCCCAGCCGCACACGATTTTTATTGTTGGGTTTTGTGGCTTCGCTTTGAAGAATTTGCTATTTTCTGCCTCTGCATCAATAGCATCTAGTTGTTGTCTTAGAATTTGCTCCTTAGAGGGGTTGTCAGGCATTTCTTTAGATGCAAACTGTGCGCCAGTGTTTGTTTGTGTGTCAACATCAGGTCTCGGATCGATTAACTCAATGTATTTGCTTTCTCTAAAATCTTTCATTGATGCAAAGTTCATGACTAAATTGCCTGTAAAAGAACTAAATCCGAAATTAATTTGTGATTCATCGAATGTAAAGCTTGTGATACCGCAGTTAATGCCCATTTGCGATGAATAAATGACAGGATCATCCGCATCATCAAATTCAGCGAGAGACTCTCGAAATCGAGTAGGATCGTCGAGGGCACCGTCATAAGCCCCTGGGGCTAATGTAAAGTCTGGCATATAAACAAGCCTGTCAATTAGTTCACCATCAGAGTTCCTCGTCGGCTTGTATAATTCTAACTTAGGCACTAGGTATGCGTAATCAGCAGGCAAAGCCTCTAAGAATCCTTTTACCTCATCTGCCCTTTGCAAATAAAATAAGTTTGAACACTCTCTAGGTCTGATATCAAGTTCTACAATTTTCTGATATTGGACTGACTTCTTTCCTGCTTCCCCACTATTTTTAATCGCTCTTTTAGTTTTTAGGATTTCTGAAAGGTATTTGAATAGAATATATTGTTCGTCATAGTTTGACGTGGCGCTGCGCCTGGCAGCGTTCATAGACGGGTTTCTAGTCCTTGCTCTTTCTTCTACTTCTTTTCTTGAGTTAGCCATTTTAGACCCTAAAATTTCTTAGTATTTTTTCTAGTGGCTTGGGGATAAACACTTTATCACCTATGTTGTAATGTGCGTCAGTTGGTCTTTTATTATACCACGCTACAACCCACCACAGTTTTGGATCGCCATAGTGTTTTGCTGCCAGCTTTGAAAGGCTCACTCCTCTTTTCCAAGTGTCAGCGATAATCTGCATGTCAGAAATTTCTTCCGGGCTTGGATATCTTAACCTAGGCGTTGAAAAGTGATTGATCTTTTTGATGCCTCTCCGATCCAAGATGTCCTCTTGATAGCCTTGGTCCTCGTTTGTTACAATTAACCTAACATCATACCTTGAGATTGCCATGGTTATCTCCTATAATTTCTTTTCCAACAGTTGATTCTCTGAGGCTTGGCGCTGCTCCTCGGTTCCCTGCTGTCTTGTGGCGACACCATCTGCGTTGGGATCGACCGCTGCTGGTGTTCCTGCCGTTACGCCCGCCCCAGCCCTATTAGCTTCTTGGTTAGTGGATGGGGGTGACGGGGTGTCGCCGAATTTTCTTGGGAAGTTGTCGCCAATACCATCACCAAAACCATTGGTGCCCCAACCAAGCGTATGTTCGTGAAGGACGTTTAAGCTTAACGTAACAGTATACATCTTTGGAATAAGGTTAGCCCCATCCATAAAAGCACCATAAGTTGTAAAATCAGGATCAAAACTAGTCTGTTGAGTATAGCACAAAAGGGGTCCACCAGTCTGGGCATCACAAATTAGATTAGCTAATTTAACTCTAAGCAAAGGGGCAGACTTAATGGTTGTTGCTCCCCCTGCGGCATCACGGTACTCCGGGTACATAAATGATTGTAACAAGTTCATTTGTCTTAGGTTGTGTTTAGCTTCCGCTTCGCTATAAGAAATAACATCAAACCCAAGTGTAATCGTTCTGGTGGTATTGGAATATATAGGAGCCGGGTCCATCCTGCCGTAGTAAGTCTCTGAACTAAAGCTAGCTGCCGTTCCATCAGAGAAACTTGTTAACGCTGCGGGAAAGGTCACAGACTTATCTGTTGGCACATGAATTATCCTAATATCATACGCACCATCTTTTCTTAAGTTTGTAACACCGGCATCAAGAGATCTCCTTGGTACGACGGCGAATTTATCACCAGGGAACCGAGGATCTTTACCTAACGAACCCACTGGTGACCGTGGAGTCGTTAATTTTGAGGGGGCTTCCTTAGTTCTTTCCGCTTCTTTGTTTTCAATATTTTCTTTTGTTCTGCCTGCCATTTATTTGCTCCCGCTACACATAGAGTGCATTCCTCTGGTTAATGTTATCAATAACCGCACTAGCAAACTTCTTAGAA